GTAAAACAAAAAGTTTGCAAAAATCTCTCTGGTTTCCTAATTAAACAGATGTCCCCGTCATCTGATTTTAATAAATAATTTGACAAATACTCAGCGCCAGTGATGTCAGGATATTTATCAAATATTTTACAAATCTGACCTAATCCATGACACTGATTCGTTTCCTCTTTACTATATACATATTGGGTAGCAACTTCCTCATATTTTTTTAAAAAAGTTATTATTAGCGAAAATAATCTGATCATCTCCATTTACTTCAAATTTAAAGAATTTACCTATGTTACCCATTTTATGCAATATAAATTTTACATATAAGGCAGATCTTAATGTGTTACTTAAACAGGTATTCATTCGGCCGGAGAGTTGAGTACCGGCGATTCTATACATATAACAGCCCCTGTCACTTATATTATGGATTTTTGAAAAAATAGTATATACATGTTGGTTACAATATTTTAACAAATCTTTAGTTTCAAAATACATATTTAACTCAGGATTATGTTTCACAATACTACTTAAGAAATAACCATCTATTTTATGTATAAGCGCATCATGTTGTGTGCTGTCGAAAGAAGACCCATCACAACATAAGGCGCCAGTATTAGCACCTAATTCGCGAAGCCACTGGGAAAATTTTTTACCACGCGCAGCTAATGATTGACCAGGACCACACCAAGGTTGTGAGTGTATAACTTGCATGCCTAGTTCACAAACCATTCCTAATACTATTTTCCCCATAGGCATCTGAGCACAAATGTTCCTACTTTTACCTTTGACCTTATCTGGAGTCCACACGATTTTTTCATCGCTTTTATTATGCATTTTAAAGGCCATCACTCTTTTGACTGTTGATAAATATGATTCATAACCTTCAATATATTCTCTTCTCTTTGGGCCAAGTTTGGAATAATATTCTTCTAATGTCATCATTTTAAAACCTTTTTCAATTACAAATTGATTTATCATTTCATCTATTTGATCTTGGGCCCAACTAATAAATTCAATCATTATAGCCTCATCATAATATATACCTGATTGAATTTGTCTATATACAGATTCTAATTCGTTAACTTCACATTTGTGCAATTTAAAAGGATAATTTCTTTGTATACAATAACCATTCACTTGGAAACAAGTGTTGGTTAATCTTTCGTTATCCTTAGATGGGTCATATTTACATTTAATAATATGAGGCAATTTTTGTATTCTATATTTTACAAATGTCTTATCATTATATTTATTAAAAATTTCTTTGAGTAGTTCTGTCCTAATGGGAGTATAATTATATTTATTTACAAGAATTTCTAATTTTTCATATTTTATTCTATGAGTATTAAGGTAGAAAATAGCATTTAGAAATTCCATATATTCATTAACAGGATTAAAAGTACACATACCATACATATTTATAGATCTCCCAGCAACAAATAATCCCATTAAAGATAATAAGTTGGTATCAAATAACATTACAATGGGATATTGACAATATAATAAAAATTTAAATATATAATCACCTGAATATTTACTAATTAAATTAACTTGTTCGAGTATTGGAAGGTACTTTTGAATGTTAGCATTAAATAATTCATAATTGGTATATTGTCCAATACTTTTAAGAATAATAAATTCAGTAG